TGAGTAAAACTCAATTCAATCTTCAAAGTTGAGATAAACAAGGGGCTTCGGCCCCGCATTTAGGAAACGCAAAATGGCAACAATCAATGCCCCCTCTCTGCAAGATGTCGTTTACAGCGGCGATTGCCCTCTGGCCAATGCACATGGCTACATCACTTTGGCATCTGCTCAAGTTGCTGACAAGGTTCGCCTCGTCAAGGTCTTCAAGGGCACCAAGCTCTATGACATCAAGTTGGTCAATGCCGCTTTGGGCGCAAGTACCACGGTGTCGCTTGGCTATGAGTACGTGAACGGCGAGGCCGGTGGTTCTGCTACTGCATTGCTGGCCGCAACCTCTACCGCATCGGCAACCGCTACCCGTGGTGTTGGTGCTCCCGTTACGTTGGCCTACGACGCCTACCTAACGGCCACGATTGGTGGCGCCGCCGCAACCGGTGCTATTGACGTGGTGGCTACCTATGAGTTCAAGGGTTCCTGATACCCGATGAACACTTAGGTTAAGTGACGGGCACTCCCAGGGGTGCCCGTTTTTGTTTGAAACGAAAGAACATCATGGCAAAACAAATCCCACTCCGCTACGTTGGAAAGAAGCCCGCAGCCTACGACAACATTGCACGGTCTGGCAAAACATGGAACGGGCATGGCGATGTCCAACTTGTGACCGATGCGCAAGCAAAGCTGTTGCTGAAATTCCCTGATCAGTGGGCTTTGGAAGATCAGTCTGATGCGCCACTTGTTGAGTCTCCAGAGTCATTGACCGTGACGGATGCAGACGGCCAGGATGTGTCCATTGACCCCGTAGAACTGAAAAAGCCCTACGAAAAAATGAACAAGACTGAGTTGAAGGCCTTGGCAAAAGACAAGTGGGGCAAGGATTTGGATTTGCGCAAGTCCACCAAGGATCTGATTGACCAGGTTGAAGAATGGGATCGTGATCTGAACGTCACGATTGGCAAGGTCGAATAACTTTCCAAGCGGGACACTCGGGCGATGGCCACGATGAAGTATTCAGATCTACTGGTTGAGGTGTTACCGCATTTGTCGGTAGATCCCTCCAACCCAGTGACTGAGCACGCCATTAAGAAGGCCGTGATTGAGTTTTGCAACCGGTCATGGGTGTGGAAGTTTCTGCCAGATCCTGCAGATATTACGGCTGGTGAGGCGTACTACGACCTGGAATACCCCAACGGCGGGGAGATTTCCAGCATCATTGATATGGCGGTGGATGGTGTACCCATCACGCCAAAGTCAATTGATTGGCTGAATTCAAACATGCCACGCTGGCAAACCACGCTGGCCACTCCAAAGTATTACACGCAGCTTGACACCGAACAGGTGATCTTGGCAGAAAAACCGCCATCCAATATCACGGGTGGTTTGACCATGACGCTGGCCATTCAGCCAGACCAGAAGGCAACAAGTTTCCCCCGTTGGATAGCCACACAGTATCTGTACGTGATCACGGCAGGGGCATTGTCAAATTTGATGCTGATGACAGGAACACCATGGGCCAATGAGAAGACCGGCACATATCACCTGGATGCCTTCACCAAAGGTGTGAACGACGCCAAGACAGACGGCGTGGCTGGTCTTGGGCGGGCGCAACCGCGCTCAACTTCACAGCATTGAGGACAACATGGGAACCATCACAGTTGACTCAATCCTTACCAAGGCATGCCAGGACCTGAACGATGAAGATCAGGTTCGCTGGCTTTCCACTCATAAGGTAGCGCTGATCAACGAAGCACAGCGTGCCGTGGTAAATGTCAAGTGGAATGCTTACGTCAAAAACAGCACGACCCCAACGGTCAGCGGCACAAAGCAAACATTGCCTGTTGACGCTGTGCAGTTGATTGACATCCCGCGCAACATGGGGGTGGATGGCCTGACGCCAGGGAAAGTGATTCGACCGGTAAAGCGCGAAGTATTGGATGCCCGCGTACCTGGGTGGCACTACGCAGCGGCAGATGCAGAGGCCCAGCACTATACCTACTCGCTGGAAGACATCCGCACCTTTTATTTATACCCACCCCAGCCAACTACTGGCATGGGGCATGTGCATCTGGTTTACGCGGCCTTGCCTGCTGATGTAGCGGCCGGTGGACAGATCACGCTTGATGACATCTATGAACCTGCTTTGGTGTTTTACCTGCTGTATCGCTGTTTCGGCAAGGACACCGAGTTTGCTGCAGACCAGGGCAGGGCACCAAGTTATTGGCAGGCTTTCGTGGCAGCCATCACCGGCAAAGCCAAGGCCGAAATAGCGGCACCACCAACACCTTAAGGAGTCCACACCATGGCAGGCTTTTCTACTTATCTGGCCAATGCGATCATCAATTCTGTGTTGCTCGGGCAGGCCTTCCCAAGCATCTCAAGCAAATACTTTGCGCTGTTCACCTCAGATCCAACGGACGCCTTCACGGCAGGAACCGAGGTATCAGCTGGCTGGTATTCACGGGTGTCAACCGGCGCTTGGGCGAGTCCAACGGTTGGCGTTACGTACAACTCTGCACGGGTTGAATTTCCTGCTGTAACTGGTGCATCTGTGACTATCACGCACGTAGGAATTATTGACGCCTCGAACGGTGGTCATTTGCTGTTATCGGAAGCCTTGAGTTCTCCCAAGCTGCTGAACATCAATGATGTGTTTGTGATCGATTCTCAAACGCTCTCAGGTGACTTCACGCTGGCATTGCTGTAAAGCATGAACCGCGAAAGCATCAATACGGCAACTGTCAATGCAGATGTCATTGATGTAATTCAGCGCGCCGTTGTTTCAATGGTTGCGGTGGCCAGCGCTGTGCTTGGCGGTCTGGTTCTTCGCAGAAGTCCCGTTGGAAGTTCTCCAATGGGTAATGTCTCTTTGATACCCCGCGCGCTCCGAAGGGATGTCAAGAACCGGGCTGCCAGTGCGGCCATTGTTCTTTCTGGCATGTTCAGGGTGTGGGGGCATGTGTCAACGTCAGCACGGGCAAGTATCAATGTTGCAGGCCTGGTATTCCCTCGTCGAAGTGTGTATTCCCAGGTTTCTCCTATTGCTCAAGCAAGAGTTTGGGCGACAGGCAGATTGCTTTCAAAGGCGTCTATTCATTCAAACGCCATTGCTTCGGTGAATGCTTTGTATTCGTCATACACCCAGGTACGCGGGTTAATAACGTCGAATGCCTACGCCAATGCGACCATCAGCTTTGAAACAAGAAAACAAATCCCTTATGACGAAGATGCGCCATTTGAGCGCGTCATGCGTGTAGACGAAGACATCAGAACTGTGGTGGTGAGTTGATATGCCAATCATCGGAACATTCCAACAACAACCCGCTGACATCCTCGACTATGACGTTGATTTCAGTGACTGGTTACCTGTGGGTGACACCATTACCGGGGCTACCGTGGTGGCTTTGCCAGTCTCTCTTGGCTTGTCGTATGCGATCCAAGGGAAGCGTATCAAAGTGTGGTGCATGAATGGTGCAGTGGGTGTGACGTACAAGGTCACAGTCACCGTTACGACAAATGATTCTCGGGTGAAGCAGGTTGAGTTTCGCCTGAAAGTGAAGGAAGATTGAGATGGGCAAGCAACGTTTTCTCAACAACTTCGACACTCAGATCATCGCATCGGTGAAGGCGTCACCCACCACCGGTACGCCGAATACTGAACTTGATTACGGGATTGTTCGGGTTTCCTCTGGAGCGGCGGCAGCGCTTGGCACGCTTTCTGATGGTGATTTCTATGTGTTGACGGCTTACAAAAAGTCGGGAACAGTGGAATCGAACCGGGAGGTTTGGAAAGTAACCTCTATTGACACCTCGGTGATCAATGAAACTAGGCTAACGGTATCGCGCGCCCAAGAAGGGACCACGGCTCAATCGTATGTAGCTGGTGACTATGTATCCATGCGGTTGACAGCGGCTGGCCTGGGGTCATTCATGCCTCAAAAACTCCCCGCACTGTTCTATTTCAACAGCGGGACAACCAATGCCATTGATGTAGGAAATGGAACACACCAGCGGTGGGCGCCAAGCACAGGGGCGCAGACTTTAACAATCACAGGATGGCCAGCTTCTGGTTACCACGGTGAATTGATGGTTGAGGGGGTGAACCTTGGGGCCGCCACGATTACATGGCCAACGATCAACTGGGTAAAGCCAGACGGTACGTTTACCACCTCCGTCAGTACCTATCTTGCATCCAATGGCGTTACCCTGCAATCCAGTGGCATTGACTGGATCGTATTGTGGACACGCGACGGCGGTACAACGGTTTATGGGGCAATCATCCGATGAACCCACTGCTGCGACTTGCGCTGGGCGGCAAAGTCCCAATCAGCCTGACTTACGTGGATGAAGCCCACGGAGCGGGAAGTGCATCGCTGGGGGCAGGACAGACCGGCGACCTGATTATCGGCCTCAACCTTTCAGGCGGGAATATAAGTGGCGGTGCGTTTTTGAGCGACTTGGTGCCTGGTTACGGTGGATACCTGTCGTACATCATCAGTGGCGCAGGCGCCAGCATCTCGGGAACGTACGACTGTTATCTGATCCGTTTCAGGCCGAGCAAGGCAATCACAAGCGTGTCAGCCAACTCTACATTGACCGATGTCAATGTCTCCAGCGGGTCAGTGCCTGGTTTTGGTTCGTCAGGGGTGAATCTGGTTGTTGGCTTTGGTCAAGAGTCCACACCCACCGCCTTCATGAGCTTCACAAGCCTGACCAATGTTTACGGCTCGCGCATCAAACCGCAGTACGCATCGGCCCAGGTTGCTATTAACCCGGCGCCTGCAAGTGCAGCTGCGTTTACCGTAACTGGGGGTGGGGCGATGTATGGGAACGCCTACGCAAATGCGGTTCAAATAAACATCCAAGGGTAGACCATGTACACAAATGAAAAAGGCGAGCAGCTAACCCTGGTTCAAGTGTTGGAGTCATTCCCGGACACAACCTTCCCGGCTGGAACGACAGAGTTTCCGGGATTCACTTTTGTGGTTGAGCAGCCCGTTGCAGCAACACCTTCGCCTATCTTGAGCGTGCCTATGGTCAAGGCAAGAAAGGCCTTACTGCTTGAGGGTGTGACCGATGCGTATGTGCAGGAAATGCTGGCTCAACTGCCATCCCCGAATTCAGACCTGGCCTTGATTGATTGGGAGTATGCCCAGTTTGTCCACTTCGATAACCCGCTTGTCGCGTTTGTCGCTAGCAAGAAAGGGTGGGACAACGCCAAAGTGCAAGACCTATTTGCAAAAGCATCTGCATTGCCATGAAAGGCGATAAATGGCAGTCAAGATCAACATTTTCTCAGGCATCAGGCCTCGGTTTCCTGAATCTCTCCTGCCTGTCAACTGCGCGACCATAGCGCAAAACTGCGATCTTGCGTATGGCGAGTTGCGCAATACCCGCGATGGATTTCCTATTGGGTTCATGACCAATCGGCCAAAGTCAATCTACACAGATGACGGTCTGACTTTCTACACCTGGGAATCCGATGTCAACGCGGTGCGTTCCCCCATGGTCAAAGACCCACACAACCTAATGTATTACACGGATGGGGCAGGGGTGAAAGTGGCTCTGCGCACGGGCACGCGCACCAACGGTGGCCCGCCAAGTGCGTCTTACAAGGCGGGTGTGCCAAGGCCAACGGTTGCGCCTGTGCTTTCGGTTCCGTCTGTGGCGTCATTAGATGGCGCGACCATCACAGCCAAGTTTCACTACGAATCAGGCGGCGTGAAATACCAAGAAGGTGCGATCACACTTACCCAAGTTACGGCCAACAAGACCTGGACATTCACACCGCCTGCCATGAATACGTCTGGCACAACGGGCGGTACGGGTAACTTTGCAGCGACCGGGTTTATGCAATGGGTTGACGATTACAACGGCGGCCATGAGTCTTGGACAAATTTTTCCGTTACCAATATTGACGTTATCTCGTTTAACCAGGTTCGGTACAACGGGTCTGTTTACACGGCAACCCAGGTAAAAGACGGCAACGGACAGATCCACAACACTGAAAGTTTGTTCACGCTTAAGACTTATGGCTCAGTAGTGGCGCCTGGTTCTACGTCAACCGCGGCCACGCCAAGCGCTGCGGTCCCTGTTGTCCGTATGCTTGCCACCAAGGGCGCAGACAACACGGGCGTTTTTGACATCTACAGCGACAACTCAACGTTGAACACCGGCACGGGTGTTTGGAAGCTGTCCATCACAAAAGACCAGAACGCTACCACCTACACACTGAACCTGGTCAGTGACATTGCGGAGGCCGACAAAGAAACGCGCGCTTACCAATACGGGTACGTGAACATTTACGGACAGATGGGACCACCAAGCCCCCCCGGCACGATCACCACCACCCCGGTGATGGATGTCAATGCTGTGGTGACGGTTGACGCCAACACGGCAGGCTATGCGCCTATCTCTGAGGTGTGGATCTACCGCACCCCCAGCGGATCGACCATTGCCGATTACTTCTATGCTGGCAAGGTGCCAGTCCTGACGGGTGGGCCCACCTTCACATTTCTTGATAACGTCAAGGGCGCCGAGTTAAATGACGACTTGATCTCTGATGGGTATTACCCGCCGCCTGACGATTTGACTGGGTTGATGACGCTATCCAATGGCATCTTGTGTGGGTGGCGCGCCAATGAGGTGTGGTTTTCTGAGGCCTACAAAGGGTGGGCATGGAATCCGGCAAATGTGCGACCCCTTGCACACAATGTTGTGGGGGGTATCCCCCATGGATCTGGGGCCATCGTAACAACTACGGCCAAGCCTGTTTTGGTGTCTGGTGTATCTCCCGACGCCATGACAGATTCTGCGCTGAATATCCCGCAGGCGGGGGGTTCCAAGTGGTCTGTGGCCTCTGCCAATGGTGTGGTGATCTATGCCAGCAATGACGGTTTGGTCGTCGTAAACGGTGGTACAGGGTCACTTGCCCAGTCTGAACAGTTCTTTACCCGTGACATTTGGCGGCAACGCTACGGGCAGTACCTGTCAAGCATGTGCTTCTCGGTATGGGATGGACGCCTGGTGGTGTTCTCGAACACGGGTTCATTTGTCCCGTTCATGATCCGCTTTGATGAAGCAGACGGAACAATGACGGATTTGCCAAGTTTGGCGGCCAGTTGCGCATTCGTGAGTTTGGTTTCTGACCAGTTCTACTACGCCAATGGGACATCTATTTACCAATTCAACGGCGGGTCTGACCTGGCGGCAACATGGCAAAGCCGTGAGGAATGGACGGCCACGCCAGAGAATTATGGATTTGCACAGGCTGTTGTGAAGGCTGGGAGTTGGCAGATCCAATTTTTTGCAGATGGCGTCTTAAAAAGAACCAAGACGGTAGGGACTGGAATAACTGATTTCCGATTGCCTAGCGGGTTCAAGGCCTATACATGGCAAGTGAAGATCACCGGAACAGGCCGATTCTCTGCGCTGCGTTACGCCAGAACGGCGGTTGAACTGGCAAAGGTTTGATCATGGCCACAAAACCAAACACTGGCGTTCCAGGTATTCCTGATGCTGCTCTGGCTGCCATTGGGGATGAAAACACACGCATGGTGCTGCGCGCCCTGGTGGATGGCTGGTATGTACGCAACGGGGCCTCGGGGAATGGTGATCACCAGTTTGTCACCAAGGCTGAGTTGAATGTCGGCGTGACCAAGGCTGTGACCCAAGCGGTGAGTGGCCAGGCTCATGGCGGGGCATCCAAATCAGCGGGGTCTGTGGCAGACCTTGTGAATCAAGTTCAAGCGTTAATTGTCGGATCAAAATTATGGTCTGATCTTGGTTCGCGCATTGACCTAATTCAGATTGATGCTGCAAAAAATGCAGCAGACATCATTGCCGAAAGCACCAAACGATTGAATGCAGACAATGCGATTGTTCAATCAACGAACACGCAACTTGCAGTCATCAATCAGAACGTGGCGGCGGTTCAAACCCAAACGTCTACGCTGGCCAACAATGTGTCTGCCGTTGCGCACACTGTGACCACATTGGAATCAAAGGTGGGGCAGAACACATCGGCTCTGCAGATTGAAGCCCAAACCCGTGCCGCCAAAGACGGCGACATGGAGGCCAAATTCACCGTGAAGGTGGACGTTAACGGGTATGTGTCTGGTTTTGGGTTGATGTCCACGGCCAATAACTCGACGCCATACAGCCGCTTTATTGTCCGGGCAGATCAGTTCGCCATTGGTAGCCCAAGCGGACCTGGTATTGCGCCACGAGTTCCTTTTGTAGTGCAGACAACATCTGACGCAAACGGTAATGCGCCAGGCGTGTACATGGATGAAGCATTTATCAAAAACGCATCCATCGATACATTGAAGGTAGGGGGGCACGCGATTACTGTGCCGATGTCGGGAGTTGCTTACCCTGGGTCTACGCATGTGGCCGGGTCTTTTGGGTTGATGCTGGCATCAGCCAACTACACGTTAGAGCCTGGATCGTGGGTATCTATTACGGTCACGTCTGTGGTTTCCGCCTCCGGTAGTGCAAATTGGCGCGTTGGGGCATACATCTATGACGGGGCCAGCGGTGTCGGTGTAACTGCTTTTGATCTTGCCTGTTCTTTATCGCCAGGCATGGCATCCACGCCTGTTTTTTCAGGTTTGGTTCAGGTTCCCTTTAATGCCAGTTGGTGCGTTGCGATCTGGGCGGGGAACAATCACACCAGCGGATCTGTCTACTGCGGGCAAATCACACTCAACGCATTCGGAGCAAAGCGATGATCCATTTCGCAAGGTTTGATGCTGATGGGCGCTACACCATGGCGGGGCAAACAACCCCTGATGGTTTGGCAATGGAAGATCAAGATTGGGTGTATGTCGGCGAGGTGGATATTGCTTGCCACTACCACGACCGGGTAACTGGATTGCCGGTTCCATTCCCGCCAAAGCCTTCTGGCGCGCACAATAAATTCGATTACCAGGAGAAGTGCTGGACATTCGACACGGAGCGCGCAAAGTTCGATGTCATGTCCAAAAGATTCAGATTGTTGGCGGAGTCTGACTGGGTAACGACCAGGGCGGTAGAGCAGGGGGCCGCTGTGCCAGTTGCTTGGTCGAACTACCGTCAGGCGCTGCGAGACATTCCATCGCAGTCAGGCTATCCAACGCATGTTGTCTGGCCGGTGGCACCGTCGAATTGACGACGGACGGGGAGAATGGGGTATGCAACTCTCTGTCAATGACGATACCAAAGCCATCAATCGTGGACGAATCCTCGATTTCGAGGCGGCCATGTTCAAGGCCAAGGATGACGGCGTTTTACAGGAGTGCGATTTCCCGCTCAAGCACACATTTACTGAGGGTGTGTACGCGCGTGAGATGACGATACCAAAAGGTTCAGTCATTGTGGGGAAGATCCACCGGCATGCTCATTTGAATTTTGTGATGCGTGGTGAAGTGTCTGTAATGACGGATGAAGGCGTCAAGACCATTACCGGGCCTTGCTATTTTGTTTCAACACCGGGGACCAAGCGGGTTGTAACTGCGCATGAAGAAACAGTGTGGGTCACGATCCACATAACGGAAGAAACAGACCTTGCCAAGATCGAAGATCAAATCATTGCAAAGAGCTTTGATGATTTGCAATTACCTGTCTCTGGCAGGGCACTTTTAGGAGAAACGCCATGACATGGGGTGCAATCGGCGGTGCGGCCGTTGGAGTAATTGGCGGGGCCATACTCAACAAAGGCGGTGGCGGTGGTTCTGGCCTGCAAGGCGAGATCGCTGCTGACCAGTGGAACAGGTACAAAACCATGTACTCCCCGCTGGAGGAATCCTATGTCAAGGAAGCCCAGAACTATGACTCGCCTGAGAACTTTGCCAAGGCTGCTGGGGACGCCAACGCCACGGTGACCAGCGAATTTGGCAAGGCGCGCGACCGTTTGACCAGAACACCAGGCCTTGATACGTCAAGCCCTGGGTATGCGGCTTCTCTGATTGGCTTGGACAGCGCGCAAGCCGCGCAAGGTGCTGTTTCTCAGAATGCCGCGCGCCAGAAGGTAAAGGACACGGCCTGGGCACGCAAGAGCGATGCCTTGAATCTTGGCAAGGGGATGCAGGCTGGTGCTGTTAGCGCGGCAAATTCGGCGGCGCAGATTCAGCAGCAAGGCTACCAAAACAACATGAATGCAGCTGGGGCACTTGGCCGTATTGGTGACAGGGTAATTTCATCGCCTGGGGTTCAAGGGTGGCTTGGGCAATCTGGCGGCGGCACAACCCAGACAATCAACCCAAATTCTGGTGAATACCTTGGTTCGCTAGAGTTCTAAAGGAAAGTTTGCTATGAATTTAGGACTTGGGCTGGCAGCAGCCGATAGCTATTTCAAAGAGGGTGATGCTCGAAAAGTACGCGAGTACCAGCAGGCTTTGCGCGATTCTGAAATGGCTACCCTGCCTGAGCAAACGCAGGCGCGCCGCTCCGATTACCAAGATCGGATTGGCCTGAACAGCGCCAGGGCAACACTTCGGCCTGGTGAGACTCAGAATGCCATAACGCGGCAACAGGTTGATTCTGTCAAAACGGCTGGCGAACTTGGCCGCGTTGGGCGCGAAGAACAGGCCAAGGATGTTCAGGCTGACTATGGATTGAATGCTGCGCAATTCAAACTTGGGCGCCAAGGTCAAGAGCAGAAGACGCAGGGTATGAAGCTTGACATGGCTGAGAAGTCAACACAAGCAGATGATGACCAACTTTCGCGCAAGTTAATCATGGCAGCCCGTCAAGGATTGCTTGATGAAAACAGCCAACGAACCATCTTCAATGGTGTGTTTGCACAAAAATTAAAAGGACGTGACAAACAATCAGCATTGGATTGGGCAAATTCTGTGGCAAAAGAAGAAGGCATTGCCCCAGGGACAAACGGACATTCGTACACAGACATTACTCCAGTCATGCCTGGGCAAGACCAAAACATGCCAGGGGGTGGTTTTTACATGGTTGGAACGGATGCTTCGGGCAAACCAGTAAACATTCCATTTCCTGATGAGAAATTGACTCAAGATGCACAAGCCTTGAAGTCAAACGGTAAATATCTTGGCATCCATAACAACCAAGGTGATGTGTTCACGTTGAATGAAGCGACTGGAGCTTTTAAGCAGGTTTATGCCGGTGACAAGAAGTTGGCCAGCAAAACGCACATGGGCCCACTTGAGCGGGATGTGAATTACTTGGTAGATGCCCATGGAATGAGCAAACAACAGGCTTTGTCACATCTGAACTCTGCGAAGAAATTAAGTCGTGATCAGTTTGTGCTCAAAAGTTTGCAAGACATGGCAGGCATGGGGAAGAGAGCGACAAACGATGACATTGAAGCATTCGGCAAACTCTACGATTCTGCTGTGTCATCGAAACCACAGTCGAATCCCTCGCCAAAAGCTACATTGAGTAATCCGTCTGCCAGCACTGCGGCCAGATCCCTTTTAGGCTTACCGTAAACATAAGTAGCCCCATGGACACGAACCAAAATACAGATTCAATTCTTAACAATTATTTGGGTTCTAGTTCAGGGGGAGGCGAGCAACGCCAATTAGGTCTGCAAGATTCTGTATTGGGCGGGTTCAATGGAGCACCTCGTCGCACCCTCCGACCAGTAGACGCGCAGGCGTTGAATCGCATTGCAGAGGAAGAAGGCGCAGGGCATTTGTCCCCTATTGCGCAGGCCATCTTTGGCCAAGAATCTGGCGGCAACCCCAACAGCGCAACCAGTATCGATGGTGCGCGCGGTGGCATGCAAATCATGCCGGGTACATTCAAGATGTACGCAAAGCCGGGGGAGCGTATTGATAACCCAGAAGACAATTTGCGCGTTGGCATGCGAATCATCAAAGACCTGGGTGCCAAGTCTGGCAATGACCCAGCCAAGATTGCCGTTGGGTATTTCTCGGGTGAAGGGAATATCAACAAGGGCGAGGGTTCTGCATGGCGTCAGGATCACCGCGATGGCAACGGAAAGCAGGTATCCAGCTATGTGCAGGACGTGTTGGGCCGCCTGGGCGATGTACCGACCACGAAACAGCCAGCGCAAGAAGTTGATTTTTCAGGTGTGCCAAAGTGGGATGACCTGATTAAGAAGCCTGAGTTTGCCAAGGCATCGCCTGAGCTGTTGGCCGAAACCAAGCAGTTGTACTTTGACCATTACATTGCCCCGCGTGTTGGTAAGGATGCCGATACCTTGCGCGCTGAGTTCTTGGCGAAGAAGGATGTGATGCCCACCCCACCAGAAGGCACGGGTAGCGCATTCAATATGCAGGGCGAAGGTGTTTCTGACCCTATGGGGTCTGGCGCATCCGAGATCATGGCCGCAGGCGGCACGGCACAGTCGGCCATGCAGCGCGCGCCCACCACCCTGGAAGAACTGCCCACCACCAGCAAAGTACCCGTGCTGCCAAAAGTGCGTGAGGACTTCCAACGTGCTTGGGACAGCGCCACACCAGAACAACGCCAAGCCATGCAGGCGCAAACCGGGTGGACTGGCCAGCTTGCCCGCGAACGTGCAGGCGTGTTTGCGCGCGCCGACGCCAACAATGTGCAGGCCGGTAAGGTGCTCGACCCGCGTGCCGAGTTTCGCGCAGCCCGC